ATTCCAAACGTGATCGGTATCTCCACCTTGTGCATCTAATTTTTGAACAAATTCGATCTCGGCAGTATGGACCATGTACAAACGGTCACCCGTACTCTCCGGTGGTATCCTAGTATATCTCTTTTCGCCTGCCATTTAATTCCCCGTTATTATACGTCTAAATCTACGTACAATTTTGATAATTCTGTACGAAGTGTATTATAATGTCTCATAACTTTCATGGGTTCAATGCCCTCAATTCCCATGGGGATAACAGCATTAATAAACTCTTCAAAGTATGCGACAGCTTCGTCTAATTTGATTTTATCTTCTTGTTGACTCATAATATATCCTCATGATTAGTAATCGGGTGGGGAATTAATTCCCCACCCTATACTATTATATAGTTAAGTTATTATACTGGGTCGCTGAAGTTTCGTTCCAACGGAGCAACAAGTGAGATTGTCGCGCCAGTAGCTTCAATGGCAGTTACCTGCGATTTCACATACTGTCCAGTGTTTAACCCAATTGCAACTGCAACAACGTCAACATCTGTACCAATGGTTCTACCTCCGGTCTGATCTGCATCATATGCATATGCAAATGAGTATGTGCTACCAGCACCAGACACAGTTTCATCAGGAACATTGTTGCTGATTGAAGTACCCACCTCAGCGTTTGCTGCATTTTTTACTTGAAGTGCATCATTTTCACCGAACGTTTCCCCATTAGGAGTCGCACTGTAGTATACATAGAATACAGCATCACCATCAGTCGCAAGGTTAGAGTTAAAGTTAATGTTAACTGTAACAACACGAGGATAAGCAAGAGATGTACCACCAGCATAATCTGCATTAGAAGCTTCGTTAAACTGTACTTGGTTCTGGTCAATAGATGCGAGAGAGTCAATAAATACGCCTGGTTTTGTAACCAAAGTATCACCAACAAATTCTACAAGCAGTTCAGCAATAGCACCGTTTCGTACAGAAGCACCCGTAGCACCTTCGTTCAACAGACCATCTCGACGCAATGCCCACTGAGCAAACTCATATACATTTTCTACAGTGGTGTTGTTATTACTATCTACGTAAGGAGTGCCTGCATTAGCATGGGCATCGTTAGCATCGATAATAACATCAAACGCATATTTTACGTTAGAGATTTCTCTTTCGCCTTCGTATGCTACTAAAGTCGCGGGCCCGACTGCGGTGTTGCTTGCAAAGGCTGCCACACCAGCAGCATCGATGTCACCACCTACGGTTACTTTAAACCAATCGCCAGCAGTGTCTTTGTAGACTTCGCCTGCCACCAAAGTGCCAGCAGTAACAAAACCTTTAATGTCATAAGGCACACCCGCCGAAAATTCCAAATACTCAATCTGAATATCATCGAATGGATTTACATCAGCCGGTACAGCACCGTTAGAATCGATGTCAGTATCAGCAGTGGTTGTGATCTTAATGTCAGAAGCGTTTGTGACAGGGAAACGATATACAATGTAAGTCATTGTCGTTACACCGATGTCTGCCAAACTTGCGTCTGCATAAGTTTTACCACGTTCTCTAACATAAACGTTAAAGGTAGATCTACGATCAGCTGTGATAGTACAACCAGCAGAAGTTGTTTCAGTTGAAAGAGTTTGTTCAATAGTCGTAAGACTAGTTGCGGTTGCATCACCGTCTACAAGATACGTTCCATCGTTGGTTGGTGAACCAGCAATCACAATTGTATCCCCATCTTTAAACACACTTAAATCAGTGGTTGTAGATGAGATGGTATCAGGAGCAGTAAACGCAATATCTGTTACTAGATTATTACCAGAAGAGGTAGTATTTGCACGAGACAGAATCGCTACTGCTTGGTTAGCAGGACCGGTGTATACTGCGTTTCGTACTGTAGCAACCGTTGAAGGAGACTGCACATAGTATGGTTGATCCACTTGGTCAACAAACGTACCCAAGGTAATGAAACCTGAGTAAATTTCTTTTACATATGTATTAGCAGTATCTTTAACAGTCCAACCAGCAGTTCTTAACAGATCTGAAGAAGTTACTGTGAAAGGAGCCGTGATTGTAGTGCTTTCAGTGGCGTTAGTGAAAGGCGTACCAGAAACCGTAACAGTAGTTTTCGTAGAAGCAGTAACAGTGCCAGAAATACCAGCATTACTAGAACCAGTAATGGTGATTGTATCACCTACTTCAAATTTACGAAAGTCTACAGTAGTATCCGCAGTAGTAATAAGATTTTGATCCGTAATTACTACAGCAGCCACTTCTTTAGTTTTCTGAGAGATAGATTGAGTATCATCTAAATACCACCCGTTTGAAAATTCGAACTGTTCGTTCGTAATAGACAACATTGGGAAGTCGAACTTAGTGATAGACTCAACGTTTTTCCATAAGTATTTAAGAAATGAATATAATGCCTGACCTGTAATACCAGATCCTGCAAATTCAAAATTATTTCCAACTGCTGCTTGAAAATATATTTTCTTATTATTTGCGTCAACTACAATTTCACCACCGGTGCCACTGTTAGTTTCGTACTGCCCAGTAGGGCTTTCTGCTACTTGATCCGCTAAACTATCATTAGTCGTATTACTTCTTGGTGATAGTGCGTCCAGATCATTAAACAGTAGGGTTGCATCTAGATTAGAAAGTGCCATTATTAGTCCTTTAAGTTTATGATTAGATTAATTTACATCACCAAAAGTTTAATTCAATTACGTTTATTTATAACAAAAACAATGTTAAAACATTATTCGTCAAAATAATTTCTATCGATCTGTTGACTGATAGGAATAGAAATGTTTTCATCATCTAAGACTATCGCCTGAGCAACTGGTCGCCCAAGTGATAGAATAATATAATTTAAGTTTAATACTCTCACATATACTGAAACAGGAGTCGAAACTGGATAATTATATGTAAATGTGTTATCATCAGTACTTCCACTAATTGTGACAGTACCTACAACAGAAGTTGTTGAAGTACCTGTGCCGCCAGTCATATCCTCAACACCGGCAATAACACTATCGTCCGCATAATCGTGTATTCGAATTTCAGTACCATCCTTTAATCCAGTCAATACAAAAGATGCTGTCAAAGGTGGTGTTCTGACTACATTATTCGCATCAAGCAGTTCGATATTATTAGCGTCAGCGGAAGGAATATTATTTAACCACACCCCCCTTGCACCAAAGAATTTACCACCCGCGAATGTTCCAAACGGAGACTGTTTGGTGTCTGTATATGTTCCCGCAGTCTCGTTCGCATTACGATATTCAAATCCATCATCACCATCTACTGTTGCTGAGAAATCAAATGATGTAATATATTTGAGACGTTCGTAAACTTCAGTTAAAGGTCTATTTGCACAATCAACTATAACATTATAGGGTTGATTACCCGCGCCGTCACCAATATCTTGTGAGGTTGACCCAAAGGTTGTTGTTACGTTTGTATATCCAGCCACCGTACCAGAAGCGGTTTCATTATTCAAATCTGGTAAAGTTGAAAGTGCGACAATATTCTGCCCACCATTGGATAGGTCAGAAAAGAAGTGATCGTATAGATCACCATATTCTCTTGCAAACAACCAAACCCCACCATTGACATTAGTTGCTGTATCGTCGGTTGACTGAATGAATGTTCCGTCTTCAACTTTCACAAGCACATTGATATTTCCATCGGGCCACCAAGAAGTCAAAGCAGCATCAGATGCTTCTACACCTTGAACAATATAAATGCTTGTTCCTGCTTCCTGTGTACCAATTGTTTTAACGTTAGACCACAATAGATTATTAGCAGTATCAGTAAATGAACCTTCATAGATATATTTGTAATCAATATCTTTCGCACCAAAAGTAAAACCATTGATGAAATTATATTGATTGTTTGTAATTGATTCTAACGGTACTGAAAACTCCATGAAAGCCGTAGCAGCAAAAGTATTCATTACAAATTCATATAGGTTTTGTGCAGTATCGAGTGTAGTATAATCTGTATGGACAACACTACCAGACCCACCCGATACTGTTATCGTGGAGGCAGTCGTATTGATTGTATATGTTTGATTAAGTGTAGGTACCGCTACTTGCTGTCTGTCGTTTACAAGTGTTACCAACTGTGATACTGAACTTGTTGAAGTACCCAAAGTTGTTTCAAATGGTTTGTCGCCAAATCTTCGTACTCTTAGCGTAGTGTTGTTTGAACCAACATAATCCTGTTGTGGAATATTACCACTCGCATCAGTAGTACCATTAAAGATGGTGATAACACCATCATTCAACCAAACAAATGCGCCAGATACATTAACCCCATCTTCATCTTTCACGTTAACATCAATAGTTTTCGGTGCATTTCGAACAGTAACAGTGCCACTGTAGTTTGCCCCAAATCGAATACTTGGAACAGTAGTACCTATAGGAATATTCAATATTAAATCTGTTGTTGAGGTAGCACTTGGATTGATGTAAAGAGTTGCGTTGACGTTGGTGCCCGTAGTAAAATCACCAAGAGATCCGGCAAGATATCCTGAAGAAGTATGGTTCCAAGTATACTCCGAAGGAACTGTTCCTGTTAATTCAACCGCATTGTTTGATCCGTCGCTCATGAATTCACAATCAACGATTTGTGTAAGTGCTGTAAGAGTAAGTGAGCTTGCGGAAGTTGATTCATCAAACGTACAGCCGGTAAATGTTGCTCCACCTCCAGTTGTTAATCCACAATTAATGAATGTGCATGATTCGACGCTTTGGCTTGAACCAAATGTTGGCACTGCTTGAATCAATACATTAGTATCACAAATCAAAGTATTAACGGCAGACATGTCGAAATCAAAAGTCTGAGCACCATTACCTTTAAAGAGAGAGTTTGTTGCATCAAATGTAGCACCAGATCCTGTTGCAATAATTTTATAAAGGTCAGTTGCGGCCAATCTCTGATCATCGAAAATGATTGCTTCGTTTGCAACTGTGCAATATGTTGCCGTAGCACCAGAACCTATTGTAACGGCACCAAATATAAAAGTAGTATCACGAACAGTTTGAACTACACCATAATAAAGACCTGCGGATGCATCTGCACTGGCGATGGTTTCAAACGTAATAGGATCACCAGAAGTTCCTCCTGTACAAGTGTATCCGTCACCTCGCCACAGAACATCAGCAAAAGTATTGATTACGTTCCGAGGCTGGGAAACACGATTAAATTCATAACCGATCGAGGTTGTTGTCGTAGGAACTGTACCAGAATCCGGTGTCGCATCTAAATCAACGAGCACATAGAACCAACCACCTCGATATCTTGGTACACCAGAGCCAGAGTTTGTTCCCCCTGGTCCATCAAACAAAATGTAAGTTGCAGTTCCACCATTCAATTCGAAATCAATAAAGTCTAAGTCGGGAACGGCCGTGAACTGAAACCAACCACGAACATGATTTCCGGCAGACGTAAAACTTGTAGTAACGGATAGGGTTGCACCATTCGCTCGAAGTGTTTCACTAATTGAGCCATTTTCATCGATAGTCACATCTGGTTCAGCAGAACCTCCTGACCAGTTTGTAGTAGCATCTGCTGTATCGATGATTGTTGGAGTATTTGTGAGAGTAGGTACAGCCATTAGTTATACTCGTATGTAGCCCTGTCATTCCAAACTTTATCAAACTCTGCTGAGTTTTCTGCCCAAATAATTTCGAGATCTCCGTCAACAAATTCTTTTATTCTTTTAATTCTCCATATAGCATCAGACTTACTTGTGCCAGGCACTGCTTCACCTACGTAGGTAAATGAATTAGTCGCGTCTTCGTCTACTAGTTTATCGTATTGCACTTCTAAGTCTGCCTTTAGTCTATCAAGAATACTCAGAAAAGACTGAGCGACAAATTTCTTTTTCAATGGGTCGTATATAAGAACTGCATCGTCTACTAGACTTGTTATTGCCGCCTTGTCTACGTCTGCATTATCCACAATTTTATATGAACCACCACCGCCAAGAGATGATAATGATTTCTGAACATTAGCAAGAGTGCGTTCAACATTCTTGTTTACGGTGCTGGTGTTCTCAGTGAGTTTAGTGTTAAATTGTGCTAGAGCGTCTTCGAATCGTTCTCTATAATCGGGAGCGTCTTTTCCATCTTGTCCTGCTGGACCAGTCGCACCAACATCTCCTTTTTCGCCTCTACTACCTCTTTCGCCTTTCGGACCAATTTCTCCACGCTCTCCGGTAGGACCTCTATCTCCCTTATCACCTTTGACTCCTTTATCGCCTTTTGCACCAATTTTTCCAGGCCTACCTGCGATACCTGTATTGCCCTTTTCGCCCTTTAACCCTCTAGGACCTATTTCTCCTCTTGGTCCATCCTTGCCAGGAGCGCCATCAAGACCTTGAATTCCCTGTTCACCTTTTTCACCGCCTGAAGGACCGATTGGTCCCTGAGGTCCTGGTGGTCCTCCTGCTGGTCCTCGTTCACCAATATCTCCTTTGTCACCCTTTTCTCCTTTAAGAGTTTGCACTTGTTCAATCATATCTATAATACGATTTTCTAAGTCTCCTATCTGTTTTTGTGTATGTGCTATACCAAAAGCAGCGGTTACAACGGGATTAATTTTGCTCATTCAACTTGCTCATAAACCTAGTCATTTCTTCCATCAACTCATCTTCACCTGTAGGTATATATGCTTCTTTCTTTTCCTTTTTCTTCTTAGCGTCTTCTGCATCTTTCTGACGCTCAGTTTCACTCTTAGGCTCTACCACCCGCACTGGTGTAGGTTCAGGAGGCGCGTTCTGTGCTTCTCTTTCAGCAGCAGCTTCTTCTTCAGGATCTGGAATATCACCAGCAGAAATCTCTTTGTCAATATCTTTTTGCATTTTTTCAATGTCATCATCAGAAAACATAAGAACGTTTCGCATGACCCAATCTTTACTGAAGTATTCACCCACATACTGAGTGACTTCGTTCATTAGACCAATACGACTCTGAAGAATTTCTTGATCTTTTAACTCAGAGAAATGATTGTCTTTGATATAGTCAACGTAGATATCATCTTTCCATTCTTCCCAATCTTGAGCAGTGATGATACCTTTAAGGATCAACTGCTTCTTGAGAATGCCTAGAAATACACCTCCAAACCTACGACGAAGCCTGTCAATAAACTTCTGAAACTTTACTTCGTCTCGTGAGATTTCTGTTGAACGACCCAAAGAAAACTGGGCCTCTTGTTCCAGCCTATTGACAGGTACATTCAAACTACGATATAATCTCTTTTGAAAATAAATGATATCATCGATTTGACCCAGATTGTCGCCACCAGGAAGTGTAGAAATTTCTGTACCACGACCGTTTTCTCGTCTAGGTAACCAGAAGTCTTCAAGCATAGACATATGCTTTCGATCATCTTTGATCTGCCCAGTAGACGCATCATAGACTAGTTTGTTACGATACTTAGTCATGATATCTTTCATGTATTGATCGGCCTTACCACGAGGTAAGTTACCAACATCAATATAAAAGATACGTCTTTCGGGTGCTCGTGCTAAACGATAGATGACCAACGAGTCTTCCATCATACGCAATTGATTAATAGGTTTTAATGCTTTATGTAAGTGTGATACAACTTTCTTTTTAGTCTCATCTAGCAAGCCAGAAGTCACATAGCTAATCGCATCAGTAGACATCTTAACACCTTGAACGGTGTTGCTTCCTGGCTTCTCTTCATAGATGTAGTATTCTTCAATATTATCTACGATTTTAACGCCAGTCTTAGGATCTTTTTTGTACTTGACTTCACGAACCTTACGGATCTTAGCTGAGTCAATGTGTCGTATCTCTTGAATACCCGCTTTAGTGTTAGCCTCGTTGACTAGAAGATGATGAACAATTCGCCCATCAATATACCACGATCTAAAAATATCATGGCCTAAATCGTTAAACTTAATAAGTGAAATAATATTATCGAACTCTTCTTGAATCTGATCTTTAATTTTCTTAGGTGCTTCGATCTCATCTAATTTCAATTCTACCGAAGATTCTAACTCTGAAGCAACGATAGATTCACTAACAATTTCATCAATAGCCATATCTACTTCAGGATTCATAGAAACACCACGATAACGCATTATAAGTTGTGCATTATCTTTGGATTGATCACCATCCATATTAATATACTGACCATATGCACCAGCACCAGTACTAATGTAACCAGCGGCGTCATCGTCAGTAGGAGGAACAATAGAAGGAAGCATTTTGCTCTCGACTTTCTTTGTTCGTTTCAGTTCAAATCCAAATAATTTCAGAAATGCGTTATCGTTGTCTGCCATACTTTTTCCTAATAATAATAACAAGGGTGCCCGCAGACACCCTGTTATTTAGTCTACTATTAACTAGTAGTATTTGACTCCCAATACTGGTAAGTAAACGATACTTCGAACGTTTCAACTTCACCACCATTGTCATACGTTAATGCAATATCACCAACAGATGTGGGAAAAGCACCACGTATGTTATAACGTTTGATTACAGACTCATCACGATCCAATTGATCAATGATAAGATCCGTTTGATAATCAACAGGATTGGTGATACCGGTGTTGGCTGAGTGACCNTTAATGCCATTCATCCAACGTTCCATAGAATCACGAACCTCAAAACCAGTATCATTTAAGATAGTTACTGTCCAAGGTTCGAAGGTTCTATCACCCGCGACATTCAGAATTCTGCCTCTGAATGGTACCGGTAATGCCTCAACTGTTGAAGCGGGTAACTGCGCTGCACGACACATGAAAGATGTTAATTCAACATCTCCAGCGGCATACGCAGGAAAGTTAATGGTTGCTTTGAACAGATTTGGTCTAGCACCACCACCTCGCAGTTTTGATTTAAAGTCATCGACTCCTAAAATTGCCATTTGTTATTTCTCCTTGTGGTCTTAAGCCAAACCTACCACTTCATCAAAGTCAACACCTGTACGAACTGCTACGAAACTCAAGGTTACGTAGTTGATAGAACGTGCTGGTTTAACATAGATGTCAGCGACAAATTGGTTGTTATCAATCACTTGCCCAGTATTGTTTGTTTCATCACAAACAACTCTGAAATCAGTGATCCCTCGTCTGCCTTTAATCTCTCTTAAGAAAGGTTCAACGATGTTAACGAACTCTGCTCTGGTAAACTCATCATTGAATTCAAACATTACGTTTTGAGCAGCAGATTTGATTGCACGTTCCATGACTAAAAACAGTCTACGAACATTGATACGATCAAACGCTGAAGGACGACCTAGTTTAGTCTTATCTCCAAAGAGTAATACGCCTTGACCAGGCAGATTTACAACAGGGTTAATACCCGCTTTGTATAAACTGTCTCGTTGTGATTTGGTTGCATTATACGCAAGTGAAGATACTCCGAAGTATTGACCACGACGATTACCCGCAGGTGAATACCAAGGTGCAGCATTACCATCTGTTGCAGCCATCAGACCAGCCGTAGAACTAGCAGCCGGAATGAAAACATACTCATCACTATACTTATCATAAACTTTCAAGAAGTTGTTGTCCATTATCAAGTATGATGATGAGGGTAACGTCTTAGCAAAAGTAGTGGTATTGGTTACAATAGTCTGTGGATTTTGTACATTGACAACATGTTCTCTTGCAGGAGATGCTACAACAACACAATCTTTACGTAGACCTCTAGCCGTACTTTCTAGATCAACAATTATATCTTTCTGATCTGCTTCGCTACCCAAACTAGGTGCGATTAGAAAATCTACTTGAATGGTATCTACGTCTTCATACTGATCAAATCCAACCAGATATTCATCTTTAGATAATCCACCAGAGGCTTGATTGCCACCATTAAATGATTGAGTACGAACATCTTGGTCTGTAACAGTATCGTTTGCAAAACTTGCAGATAATACGTTGGTAGGTTTACCGGAACTGTCGATTGCAGAAGCCCAGATAAATGCTGATTTAGAATTCAACACATCTAGTGCGAAATTACTTGAACCATCTGGAGTTTTTGCATCGGTTGCTAACGAAAGGAAAGGCCATGTTTCTAAAACTGTTCCAGGCGTACCTGAAAATTTACCGCCCTCATCAAGTACGACAACATGAATTTCATCATGTGCAGTTGCACTGTCTGCGCTTCGTGCAGATACGTGAGAAGAGGTGCCAGGAGCATCGTCAAAGAATGATTTATAAGCCCATGCATTGAATGCACTATCTTGCCCATCTACAGCAACAGAAGTACCACCATCTGCAATAATACCTGACCAAGGGCAGATAGAGATTGCTAAGGAATTCCCAACTTCACCTGGATATTTGGCAACAAGACGGTTACTTCCGCTTGTCATAAATCCAGATTTTTGAGAGTTCCAACTAGATAGACCTTCTACTACTGGTGAATTGCCTACAGAAGATGCAGAGTCAACAGCATTTTTTGCTGCTGCGTCTAATCCACGAGTGACATATAATGAACCAGAGTATTTTAGAAAGCTGGAAGCTGATAGAAAATCGACGTTGCTGCTGTCAATTACGAGTGAAGGGGATCCAAAGTTTGAAACCAATTCTGCTTCGTTTCCGATTAGAATAGGTTGATTGGTTGGGCCCCAATTGAAATCGCCAACAATTGCACCAGTAGAAGAAGTAACCGCAGGCACAATACCTGATAAGTCAACTTCTCTGATTGTGACTGCTGGAGACTCTGATGGTGAAAATGCCATAGTCGTGTCCTTTTTTCGTTAACATGAATAAGAGTTACATAATACGGTAAATATCTCAATGCTTTTATTTATGTATTATGAATTCTTAACATATTGACTGACTAAGACTATTTGATGGCCCTGCTCTACCTGAGTCATTGCAGGCAATGCTTCTGGTGTGTAACTCAGACTAGCACCAATATCTAATTTTGGAGTACTAGGAACCACTGTACTACGATGCATACTATCACCAATGATTTCATGATCCTTAGTTAATCGTGGTAGATCATAATGTTTATCCGTCAATAACATATGACCGCCAACTAGATCCTCTGATTTTTCAAGCATCGTAATAATTGTTCTGGGTGATTGTGGTCTATGACTTTTTATCCACGACCATTTATCAAGTCTTAAAAAGTGATGTGATTTATTTTTTAAACGGTATTTTTTCTGAACCCAAGCGTCTAGTCTTACACATACATTTTCATTTTCAACTTCTCGTTTTTCAACATAAAACAATTCGTGTTCTTGTTGTATAATTCTAACGGGAAATCTGTTGTAAATATTTAAAATAGATTCTATATCGGTATTCTTCAATGGATAAATTATCTGAAAATTCTGCATTACCATTCCGACTCAAAGGGTATTGACCAACCTTTATCTTTCATCTCTTCTTGTGATTCTAATAGATCTATCAGGTCACTGCCATCATCGTGAAAACCAAACGGCACAAGATCATCATCAATCTCTTGCATTTTCTGATTAAATAACATCTCTTTCATATTGATATCTGTTATATCATTAAAGTAAGTACCTGTAGCGAAGTAACCAAACATAACCAAGTTCATCATTAAATCGTCGTGGTTGTTATCACTAGCCTCATATGAAACACCCTTAGCAATAAAGGTTGATATTTCCATGATAGTATTCTCATCATGTATTTCTAATTTACCTTCTTCTAATAAGTCTTTAATACCAGAACAACCAATTCGTTTAGTCTTTCTAGTTATTTCAATACCCATTTTGTTTTTGGTGACGGACTCAACATGCATGTTTTCATATTCTAAATCCTGATACAAACCATTACATACCAGTGAACCTTGATCATTTGCTTCTATAACAACATAAGCTTCGTTGTAGACTTTCGCATACTTATAGATAATATTAGGAAAGAGCAAAGGCGAGATAGTGTTACAGCGATACACAGCCACCTGCTGAAAAGGTTTCACGCTAATGTCGATTATAGTAAATGTAGAATAGTCCTGTCCTCTTCCTTTTGATACGTCTACCGTCATGACATATTCATGTTCGGCTACAGTCTCTTCGTATATGAGAAGATCGCCATTTTCTCGATATGACCTAGGTTGTTTGGCGCGTAATTGCATAAGTGTTTGGGCGTTAATTAAAGTATCGCCTGTACCAAAGAAAGTGTTTCCAAATTCTTGGTCGAATTGGAGTAGACTAGTGTTAGCAATAGTTTCTGCTTTCCATTTCTCGTCACGACCAGGCACGTCATACCAGTCAACTCTGAATGGAACGTATTCGTTTACTCCTTGATTCGCACCTTCCCAGATTTTGTGGAAAATATTCCCGATACCGTTTGCCGTAGACGTGATGATAACTTTTGTATCTTTACCGGCAGAGACAACAGGATAGGTGGAAGTGTAAAATTCAGATGCTCGCTCAACAAAAGCAAACTCATCGAGATAGAGCAAATTGACAGACATACCACGAATAGAAGACCCGCTGGTAGAAGCAGCAACAATCCTAGAATTATTAGAAAAATCGATACTGCCCTTATTGAGAGTCTTACAACCAGGCTGTAAAAAGAATGGAAGATTTTCAAGCATGAGAGTAATACGCCCGAGCATTTCTCTCGAAGTGGAACCTTTGTTTGCGAGAACTGCGATTGTTTTTTCGGGGTTGAAGATTGCGTACCAGAGAAGATAGGCGACAGACGAAATTGACTTGCCAGATTGTCGGCAAGCAAGTACAATATTAAAACGATTGTTGTTAAAGTGATTGAACATACTTTTTTGATAGGGGTAAAGATTGAAAGGAACAAGACCCCTGTCCAACGAAATAACTTTGACATAGGTCTCAGCAAAATACGCAGGATTTGACATACATTTCGCATACTCTACTACTTCATCCTTAGTCCATTCTTGAACTACACCGTCTTTTTTTACTAGGTGGTTATATTGATATGTATCATTCGACATTCGTATTGCTTGTGGCATCTGATTCAATCACCTTTTCATCATTCTTTAATAATCTTTGTAGATCAGTTGTGCTTCCAAGAAACACATTATTGTTTGTGATCAATTTCTGATCAGGTTTATCTTCTTTAATAATTTCTTTATGCTTCTTATTTAGATCCATTAATTTGTCGTTGACATCAGAAATGTTTTTGATTAATCCCGAGAGCACTTCAAATGCTCTCGGATGTTCTGACTCTCGTGCCACTTCGATCATTAGATCTAATGACTCCCGTCCCTTATCAATTAATTCATAATATGTGGCTCTAGAATAATCGTAGTCGTAATCAACTCTTTCTTCAGGAGTTTTCTTTATAGTTTCATTCATATGTTAATTACTCGTCAACGCAGCTAATGATATAGTATGAGGTCCAAACACCGTGTTACCTGTGCCTAATGTTCCTGAATACTCTTTAATTACTATTTGAATATCTCTTTCTAGATCGCCTCGTTCCGAGAAAAGACTGATCGTGAACTCTTCATTTAAACGATGCCATTGATCACCAAAATTAGTCCATACACCAGAACTACCAACTCCTGTAACTCCTAGTGCATTTTTATTAACAGGAGCTTGGTTCAAAACGTAAGAGTATGCTTGGACCTGATATGCACCACCAACTCCATTTACCTGAGATGATAACCAATCGGCTATATCTATAGGAGGAGTAATATCTACAGGATCATCACCACTAGATGGGCTTGCCGTCATGTTACCATTAGGGTATAACGTAAAACCAGCTGTTGCTTCGACGTTTCCAGTAGATACGATATAAGTAGGCGTTATGTTAACTGTGGTCGCAGGATGATTAATAGTAATTACAGTCGTAGGATCAACAGGCTCTCCATCAAGTGGTCTAGCCCCTGTAATATCTGGAGGCAATGTTTCATATAATTCAAAATTATAAGTTTTATCTCCAGTAAAGGCTGTTTGTGCATTCGTGATTAGATTTACTGATTTAGGTGACTCATTAACATTTATATCAATCCAAGGGACGTTAAATGATCTTGCGCCTTTAAGTGGGTCTATAACGTTTAAATTGTAAAGGGCGGTAGATAATGAAATATCCCTATCTAGAAAAATAGAAGTATATGGTTCGCCAGGGAACGGAGGATTATATCCTTGAACAGCAATTACGTTACCTATAAATGTAGCAGTACCACTCACATCAACCCAAACCTCTTCACCTATATTGATGACTTCTGGAATTCCAGGAGGCACATTGGTACCAAGAAGATAAAATAAATTAATTTGATTCGTACCGCTCGCAACTAATCCAGATGGAAACACCACAAAATCTTCTAAACGAACTTGAACATCTTGTGGTAAAGTAACATTGTTAGCTACAATTTCGAAATTTGAGATCGAGCCTTCGGGAACAGTGCCGCCTACACCACCTCCATCAAATCCCAAATAATTTAATTGATAACCTACTGCTGCATCATTTAACGTTATGGTTTTAGTTGCTATTTCTGTACTGCCCTGATTCTCTGTTACTGTTATATCAATATCTCTAGGACCATCAGGAGTTCCATCGTCACCCATTGCAGTGAATGTGACGTATGAAGTACCACCTCCCATAGCAGGATTAGTTATTTGTTCAGATGATGAAGTATATTTAGCTGCGCCTGCTCCTGATATTGTTACAGTAAAAGGTATATCGACAAGTTGATTACCGGTTGAGGTTACGCCTATGTATAAATTATCGTCTTCAGTAACTGTTAATGCCTCTATACTACCGGTCAATGCTGTATAGTTGCTGACAGTTGTAGTTGGTGTTGAAGAGTCTATGATCGTTACAGTATTAGATTGAGCAACAGGAGGATTGCCTATTGCAGCGGAACCTATTACCAAACTAAAAGTTTCATTACCCTCACGATTTTGATCAGGTACAATACTAACAACAATTTCACCATTGCCTGAACCATCAACAGTAAAATCTTGTTTATTGTTAATGTCACCGTAAGGAGTGGAAATATCGTTTGCAGTTATGTCACCCACAAACCAATATTTCCAAGTTCCAGGAGTAAATCCATTAGCAAGAACTGTGAAGGTTATATCTTCACCTTCTTGTTGAGATGTTGGGGAACCTACAATCGACGGAGGAGTGCCTGAAGTAACTTGAGACAGCTCGGCCACATCATTCGGAGATGAGGTATTGGTAGTAGCTAAATGAACTATAAAGGCTAATTGGGAGCTGGGTGGTGTTCCATTAAACTGTAAAGTAGTTGATCCAGAATTACCCGACATTGCTATAGGTCTTATACGACTTTTTACTGTTCCACCTGACACAAAAGTGCCTGGACTAACTGTTTGTGTATACGAAAGAGTAGTAACAGTTTTAGAAGTAACTACAAAAGATCCATCTTCTCCACCATTATAGGCAGAAGGTGTAACACCCTCGATAATAAGTCTATCGCCGACAATATACTCTGTCGAATCACAGGTTATTGTGGTTATGCCTGTTGACCAAGACCCCGCTGAAATTGTTTCAGTTGGAGTTATACGAGGAGCATCACCTGATGCAAAATCGTTTGGATTAATATCATTAAATTCCAGATAAAAGTAATATTCACCATCAGGTATATTTGTGCCACCGAAAGTGTATGTGATTGTTTCATTAGGAACCGCACCACCCGTCGTCGGATTAGCAATTATATTGTAAACTGAACTTTGATCCGTGAAATTAAAAGACGCACTAGTTCCGACTGCGGTGCCTAGTATAGTCGTGTCGGTAATTTCCATTGCACCGGTAACGGTGTCTTGAAAAATATCACTCGACGTTGTGGTTACTGTTATATTTGTCCCAGCGCCACCATTGTGAGAATATACTGATGAACCAGAGAATGCTGAGAGTCTAAAATCAGAAGATATATTTCCAGTAAATTGCCATGCCAGAGTATCCCCGTCTGCATAATCGCCTATTATAACGTTAGCCACTATTGAATTACCTTCAACAGTATTCGGCACTGTTACGCCCACAGAAACGGTTCTTTCTTGAAGAGTTATTGATTGAGATGCAATTTCGACATTATTAACGTTTATAATTTTAAAAATTGCAGTCTGATCACCTGTGTTGCCTGTGTTAATTAAAGAACTTACATTAAAAAAACCTGATGCTACTGTTGGTGAAGAAGACGTAACAGTAAACTCTTCGGCTGTTCCAACAGAATTTGGTATATTACCCTCGAAATCACTTGCAACAACAGTCGATAGTGTCTCATCTAAGTACCATCGTAATGTGTTTTCACCATCATACGGTAATTCTGCTTTATTACCTAGCAAAGTAAACGTCAACGAATCACCTTCAACAATCGTTGTACCCGGTGAAACGTTTAATTGCCAATTAGGAATTACATCGACAAGATCGCATGTCATTTCGGCTACAATTCTATCACTTCTATCTTTGATGTATATCTTAAATTGTTCGTTAGTGGGTGCAAGAGGATCTGTGCCTTTAGGATCTATTATCGTCTTTATAGAAAAAGAACCAGATCCGTTATTCATTTCTAGATATTGTGGTGAATTGGATAGTGGTAATCCAGTATCTCCATTAATAAAATTAACACCAAAGTCAGCATCTGATGTGTCAATATGTTCACCGTACCAATAAACAGCATCTTGATTCGTTCTCTGATTCAAACTATCTACAGTGAATAACCAATCAACACCTTCATTGTTAGATGCCGCCGCAGTAATAGTGTATGTTGTTCTAGTGTAAGCATCAATAGCATCATTTAATGTTACAATAGGCGTTGAAGCTTCGTCTACTATGAGAACTTCTCCACCTAAATACATACCAGCCGGATGAGCAAAGAGTTTAAAAACTTCTTTCCATTTTGAAATTGAGATGCCTGTTCTAACCAACAATGCAAAAGTTTGATATAATTTATCATCGGTGAGATACTTTAATCCGAAAGGACCAATTTGGGAATCCACATCACCTATTTTAAAAATATTTTCTTTTGTGTACAAAACCTCAACATCTTCGCCATAGAACGAACGAAAAAACCACTCTATTGCAAATTTGGTGCCCTTAGATCGAAACAAAATATTAGAAAAATTGGCAGCGGCTCGAAGTTCACTATCATTTTTACCAAACCCCTGAAAATATTCTTCGCCTAAAAGTAATTCATCTTCTATGTAAGAAAGCAAAGTGATATCAGTTTCATTAACATCGCGTGTAGCGAAGAGGTGATTTAATAATTCGGTAGAAGATTCTTGATCTTGAAATTCGTAATAACGTTCAAGCAAAGAAATAAATTTAGGATAATAAGTTCCATAATGTTCAGGTAAAATATTCTTAACCTGCATATCCCTCAGATTAATATTTCTACGTTTTTTATCTACAAACCGATTGTGCATAATATTATACTATGTTAATTGTATTATTCATATTCGTATGATTNACGCACTGATAGTAAAGTGTGGCTGGCGCTGACATGGGAACCCTAAAAAAGATAGATCCTAATGTAGTTCTTGCGTTGTTGGTGACGCCAGTGTTGTATGGTGTTCCAGCAAGACCCGAGGTGCTTTGAATTCTAAAAGGATGCCCTGTAATATTCATATCAAATCTATATGTTTCACCCCTTCTAAGATAAAGTATAGGATTATCAGTAGCTGATGGAAACCAAACACTATTCAAATCACTAAAAGTATAGGCAGAAGTGCCGTTGTTAGAAACATTGAAAGAGTATTGAATACCACTAGTCGTTATTGAAACATCGCTATCCACACCAAACGAAATCGATCCTGTGTTAGAGGTCACATTTATTTTGGAAGTATTAGGTCTTAAAATAAGATTGGTAGAAGCATTTACACCATCATCACCAGAAGAAATACTTCCAAAGTGTAAATAGTGCACATTAGTTTCAGTAGTGGCTGATGTCACTCCAACCAATGTTGCTCTGTCAGCGCTGGCACTTGTCACATCAGTTAACCCCGAACCATCCCCGCTAAATGCCGTAGCGTATACAGTTTTTATTCCGACATCGTTTGGATCGTCTTGAATAAAAAAAGATGTTTCAGTACGCACACTATCCAAATCGTCCAAATTACGTTTGAATGTCAGATAATATTTGTTAGTATCTACACCTGTTATTTGTTTAGAATCTGTTTTTTTAGACCATTGTGAACCACCATACATGAATAGATCCGTTTCGGTCAGACCGGATATTTCGTTGGTAACAGGATTATATAATAAACTAGGATCTGTATTAGTACTATCATCACCAGTCGCTAGTTCTCTAAACATAATAGAGTGTAACGCATCTACTGTTGTAGTATTAGCATCAGGAGTTCCTGATGCTTCAACATTTTCTAATAAAGATCCGTCGCCTCTAAAGAAAACATCTGTGGCAGCACCACCAAAAATACCACTGCTAGGATTATACGTTAGTTGCGGATCTACATTAACACTATCAATTCCTACTTGGCCAACAAATGTTGGATAATAATCGGCGTCAGTTTCTTCTGCATCTTTGGTATTAATACGCAAAGCATCCAGTGCTGTGAAGGCAAATGTTGAAGCAATAGCATAGTCTGATGTCTGAGAGTGATAAGCACTATCAACATTTACTAGTAAAGAACCATCACCACTAAAGAATGGGGCGCTCAGTATTCCTGTGTCTACAGCATAAGTAAAACCCGGGTCGGTGTTAGTGCTATCAAAACCATTTTCTAAAGAACGAAAAGGAACAAAGGTATCAGTAAGTGTAATTCCTGCGGCAGTTCTATCCGCAGCAGACTTAGCATCTATTTTTTTAACTGCGTTAGAGGTTGTTTCCTCTAAAAGTATATTTAATTCTTCTTCAGTGATTAGAGTGCTAAGATCGTTGATAGTGGTAGTTCCGTCACTAAGACCTTCACCAAACTCAATATTTCCAGTCACATATAAATCACCAGTAACTTTAGATCCATCTCCATCTGCGACAGCACCACCACCACCACCAGCTGACATATCGTCGATGTTTTGATTTGCTAGATTTCTAACGTCTTGAAGAGTTGCCCTATGTGTTGTTTTAGACTCGCCTACAACATCATTTACGATGATTTCATCCAGTAAATCTGGTGTAATCGTGGTTAGTTGTGATATTTTAACGTCTGCCATGGTTCTCTAATCTCGGTGTTTATTCTGTTATTTATAAGGATTATACAACATTAATATTAACTGTACCTACTTCCGAAGTGCCTACTGTTGGTGTTACACGATAAACAAACGAATCTGTTCCGACATATCCGATTGTAGGAGTATATCTCAACACACCTGTAGATGTGTTTATTACCTGAACTGTACCGTTTAAAGGGTCGCCACCAGCGGCCAGAGAGAACACCAGAGTAGTATCCAACCAAGTGTCGTTTATACCTACCTGAATATCTATAAAACTATCTTGATCACATACTGCGGTGTCATTTATGGCGTCAGTAACCGCAGCTACATTAACAGCGACAGGATATGATTTGGTTCCAAAATCACCAAGAACACTAATGTTGAATGAGTCTAAACCACTATAGTCTATATCAGGGGTGTATGAATACGTACCAACCGCTTTAATTATACCGTTGTCAGTTGTCAACGTTTCGGTTAAAGAAGCACTTGCTGTTCCATGCAAAGGATCTGAGACAGATAATGATGTTGGTATACTAGTAAGATTTCTAATCTCAAAATCTGTAACAGTGAAGGCTATATCTTCAATCGGTTCAATGGATAAAGGTGATGCTGCGAAAGCACTGTCTGCACAAACTTTAGAGAAAAGTTCTTCGTCTGGTAATGCATTTAAATTCAAGAACTCTACACACGCTTCTTCAATAATAGCACTGTTAGTTGCGATGTCTTTGTAGAGATTGATCTTCATATCAAAATCTAATGTATAGATGATCGTTCTGCGAGATTCAACCGCGGCTTCATAATCATCAGAAAACGTTATACCTGTCATAGTGATAGGCGTGTCTTCTTTAACATCAAAATCTCTGAGAGGTTTTACTGTTACGGTGTAGTGTGGAGTGAAGTATGGTAGAATCTGTTCTACAATTTGTAAAGCATCGTCTTGTGTTTTAGCATAGGCGTTTAATTGGAATGATACTGTGTATGGCACAGGCGTGTATACTTTCTGACCACTTCCATCATAACTTGTAGGAAACGATATGCAACTGTTCATCTTAGGCATTTGTCTGGTAGGATCATAATTCATTGCCAAAATCTCAAAAGAAATTCTAGGCAATTTTAATGCTACTTGTCTTTCGTAATCTTCGCCGTTGCCCATCGCATCAATACGTGCCAGAAAATCTCTTTTGGGTGCATACGACAGAGGCACTTTCTGTTGAGAGAGAGTGTTACCAGCAGCATCTTGTCTAACAATTTTGATGTTGTTAAACAACGAACCAAAGACCGCTACTGCTTTACGAATTCTTTGATGGTAAAAATGATCACCAAACATTATGGATCCCCAAACGGATTAGATTCACTGAAGTCAATGAAATCAATATCTCCGCCCTGTGATGTAAGATTAAAATCGTCGTTCATGGCACCGTCTTGCAAGTCTTCACCTATTAATGTTGGCACACCAGAGGCTCCTGAAGTACCGCCAACTAGTGGTGCAGTTGTAGTCCATTCGTGATATTCACCATCAGACGCCCCACCTGTATGTGCTACATAGATCTTTGGATTTGCTGCATCAGAGTTATCTATATTAACTACTTCCCCCGTTAACGTGAATGAGTTATTAGTTTGTGTCACAGTCTCATTATAGACATAAGCACCTGTGATACTTGAGAAGGTAAATATAGTTTGATATGCATGAGCGCCTTCAACGTTATCAATACCGTCAACGCCTGTATCAAAATCCTCATCATTGTATTCAAACAGTTCACATCTAAGTTTAAATACAGGAAGATCTTTGATCTGATAGAAAGGTGATTCGTCTTCTACCTTGGTAATTTCAAATATAGAATTTGAAAGTGGAAGAGAAATCAGATCTCCTTCTCTTGGGCGATAGAATGGTTTATCTTCTGTAGATTCATACTGTGCTACTTGGTTCAACCAACGTCTGCGTGATACAATGAACGTTGCGGCATCACGAATTTCTACTCCAAACTTGCTGAACAGATCTCCTTCACCATCAAAGCCTTCGGTGTTTTCAATATACATTTCTACTTTATAGGCATCGTCAAATCGTGACACGTTATCATCAGAAAATATGTTATCTTTGTTTACAATTTCACGAGGCATATAGTAAACGTCTTGCCCATAGATCTTCATAGACTCAATAATTAAGTCTTCATAAAGTTCTTGTTCGGACGTTCGCCCTTGTGTAAAATAGAGATTAGTTGCCATCTGTTATCCCATGAAGAAATCTGGTGGAAATTCATTTTCATTACGCATTTTTTCTTCAAGTCGTTCTAACTCGGCCGTAGCATCTTGATAGTACTGAGCACCGTTAAGTGTTACACCACCTGGTAATTGCATACCTTCAAACTTAGACATGTTAGTACCCCACTGTTGTTTGATCAACTGTGTGGTGTAGTCTTTGAGAAACTTGTCGTTCCACACATCTGCGAACGTAGTAGGATCTACAAGCGATAACACTTCAAACATGATGTAGTCGCCTTCTGCTAGATTGTTATACTGATTAGGTGCCCATTCTCCGAAGATGTAAATTCTGCCTTGGTGTCTTGAGTGTGTAACTCGTGGCTCACCGTCTAGAATATCAGAGAGAAACTCTAAGTATTGTTCCATCTGAAAGTAGTAAGACATACCACCCGCAAAGTTCATGAAGTCACCCATGCTGTTCAACATCATTTGATACTTAACATCAAACATGTTAACAGAACCGAATGTCTTACTGAACGGATATACTTTAGTAACATATAATATCGTATCAGGTATGGTAATGTATTCGTTTGTAACATCATCTGCGGTTATCTGATGCTTAAGATATGTTCTAAAAGTAGCATCCGCATGATACTCTTGATACAATTGTATTGCATCATCAACTTTATCTTCTATCTGATCATCGTCCACGTTGATTTCAAGGACGGGTGAACCAAGTCTGCGAAGACAGAAATCAATCAGTTCTTCTCTTGTAGTGGGCGATGCCATTTAAATGTCTCCGGTTTACGTTTATTTATACGATTAAGTACCGTCTGTGCCCCAAACAGGTCTAGGTAATATGTCGTATTTGTCTTCTAGGATATGCTTGACCTACGGCAGGTCTAGCGGTATTATCTTTGCCATGAATGTCGTTATGATATTGTGCTATTCTATCTAATCTAATTTTTTCTGGTAAGTATATCATTTTATCTGAGGCACCAAACAACT